TGTATGCCAGGCTCACGGCGTTCTGCGCACCACGCGCCATGTTGGCGGCAGGATAGCGCGTGATGATGGCCCGCATGGTGTAGCTCTCCACGGGCTTGTTGCTGTACAAGGAAAACTCGCCCAGCACGCGGTCGGCGTTTGCCGTGCGGTCGGCAAACCAATCAGCGTATGCCTGTTCATCGCGGAAGAAGCGTATGGTCTGCAGCGAGTTCTCGCCGCTCTCTATGTTCACGAAGCCGAACTTTGCGCCGTCGAGCTTCGAGAGGTATTCCTTTAAGAATTCCTCGATGCGTGAGCCTTTATAACCATTCCACGCCGTGGCGAGGTCCGTTATCTTCTTGTCTATTCCTTCTGCCATTGTTTATTTCCAGTTTTCGTTGTCAACCCAATTCTTTTCTCCCAACCACACGCCCGAGCCGAAGCAGCTGCGTATGGCTGTCCATACGAGTCGCACGCCACGATATACGGCGGCTATCGCCCTCGTTCCGTAATACACGGCTGCCGCTTGATGGTTATTCTTGCGTATCATGCTTATTCTTCTATGAAGTAGCAGCGGTCTGGGTCGAGTTCCCCCGCCTGCAACTTCCGGTTATATTCTTCTTCAGTTACGAAAGCATGCTTGAATCCCTCCACGCCACCGATGCTACCTTGAACGTCACGGATGCTCTGCCTGATGTCCTTGATTTCCCTGTCGCGTGCAGTGGCCTCGTCTTCAATCGCCTTGCTTGCTTCGCGGCGTAGGGTCTCAGCCTGCTCGGTAAGGGCCTGTGTGCGGTTTTCCGTTTCCTTGTCGATGGCGCGTTGTAGGGCGGAGTCCTTGTCAGTTCGCTCCGTTCGCTCCGTGTTCAGGTCGTCGGCCAATTTCTTTCCTTTCGTGCCGGGGTAGGCCTGACCTTCCGACTCGCCGATGGCCACGCGGTTGAGGTTGCCGATGAGTTTCCATCCCGGGGCGAGATACACATAGATGGTGCCGTTCTCAGGGCTGTCCCCGTTGGTATGTATGGCCACCAGCTGCCCAGCCTTGAGCGGCTGGTGGTGCGCGTCTTCGGGGGTGGTGTCGGCCTCCATCTCGGCCTTTGAAGAATACACCTTGCTGACACGCAGGCTTCCGGCCGTCTGTTCCACGTCGGCCAACAACGCGAGCGTGTCGGCGATCAGACCGCCCACCTCATCGGGGGTGATACTACCCTCCTGCGTCTTCTCACGCAGGATTTTTGCACGGGCTTGGAGTTCGTATATCGTCGTCATAGCACTATTTCCAGATTGATTGGACAATCGATGGGACGAAGGTCATCATTCTTGGGGGTGAACGTTCCTACGCCATGTGGTTGTTGGCGGTAAGTGCCTATCACTTGTCCCTTGTGCCTGACTTCGTAGCTACTTTTAGCCAGCTTGACGACCCACGAAATGTTCAAGTCGAAAACAGCTTTGGCTTTACCATACAGGTACGCTTGGTCCGTCGACCATTCCTGGTTCTGACTATTGATATTGATCTGTATGTACTTTTTCTGGTTAAAAGACCTGTACCTAAAATATCCTTCATACCCGTTGTTGCCAAAGATAGGTGCGTAGTTCCATTCGCCCTCGGTCACAACCTTTCTCAGCAGGTCCGACAGCACTGGCAGCTCGCCCATGTCGTATGCCTCTTCCGCGCCCTCCTTTGAATAGCTGAACGTTACGTTCGTCATAGCCCGGCAATTGCGCCGTTGCCCGTCGGCAAACTCCCGATCGTCAGCGTTTGTCTTGCTTATACAGGCGTATATGTTATCGCCTAGCGTGCCCACAACTGGTGTGTCGCCCCATTGCACCAACTCGCCGCCAACAACCATTGCCCCAGCCTTCACCATCAGGGTGGTTTCGCCACCGTTTTCCTTCTTTCCAACCGTGTCCGGGAAACGAACCAAGTATGCCGGTGCACCCCCTGACAGGAAGGTCATCACCGTCTTGAACAGGTCCATCATGTTATTCTGCAAGAGTTGCAGGTCGTCGAGGTTAACGGGCATGCCGCCCTCGTTGAATTTAATCTTATTCATACTCGTATATGATTACGGCATAGCGTCGGCCAGCCGGTTTGTACATTTCAATTATGCGTATTATCTCGGCAAGATGTCGACCCTTGTGCCGGTCTTCTTCTGCATTAAGTGACGTGGCCAGAAAGTTGGGCACGTGCACTGTGAAGTTGGGTCTCAGCGGAACTTCACCATCCATCCACAGCGTTAGTCTCGGATTGAAGAACGTGGATGGCTGTCCCTCGGAACGAAAGAATAATATAGGGTGCCTGTCATCGGGTTCGCTCTCGATGTATATCTGCCTGTTTCGCAAGAAAAATCGACGGTTGAGCGCGCGTTCGATATCCTGAACGCTGGCCGTGATGTCAAGCCTTTCGGCCACTTTCTTACGATAATCCGTGAAGAGGCGGTGCAGATAGGCCAGGGGGATGATGATGATGCGAAGCAGTGCCACCAGCACGCGGCTTCGCAGTATGGGCGGCAGCAGCTGAACGGCCCATCGGGTGAAGTCTACGTCATACCACATATCTTATCGAGTTTTGAAGTCCCTCGGCGGTAAAGCTTCCGCCAGCCGCCGTATAGTTATTGCCTTGTATGGTTCGGAACGCGGCCTCTCCCTCGGCACGGTATTCGCATCCTTCGAGCGTCACGTCCACCACGCCCTCCACGGCTTGGATGGCATCCACCAAACGGGTCTTGTTGAATACACCGCCATAGGTGATGTTGCGCAGGTGCTGACGTACGGCGTCCTCCACGGGTCGCGATCCGTCGGCCACGCGTGTCCCATCGATAGAGAGTACCATCGTATCCACCTGTACCGATGCCCTTATCACCACCTTGTCGGCGGGCAGCGAACGAATATTGAGCACCACGCCCGCTATCTTAACGCGGTTCATATACTGTTTGAATGCCGTTAGAACGTCGGCAGGCAGCGGTTCGGGCAGCCCGTCCTTCTCGGCCGAGGCCAATACCTGTATGCTTGTACCGCGGTCGCGCACGGCCACGTATCGCACCAGCCGTTTCTTTTCATCGGTGGTGGGGTATCGCCATTGCGAGGTTGTCTCGTCGAAGGCGAGGGCATCGCCGTACTGAAACTGCCGCGCCACCTTATAGTACCACGGCACGCTGGCCACCACGGCGCGACTTATCTTGTCGTCCACGTCTTGCCGGTGGCGGTCGAACAATGCCTCCATCACGTGGCAGCATGCCGCCACGATGTAGAACAGGATGTTCTCGATGCTCACCGCCGAGAAGCTTCTTTCGAAGGTGTCGCCCTCCGCCAGTCCGTATGCCTCCCGCAGCGTGGCGTTGGCCATGAATGCATCGGTCATCGTGCGCTTTATCTCTGCTATCGTGCGTGCCATTGAGTTGGGTTTAGTTGAATGTGTCGTTGAAAGTCTCGTTGAATATGCGCGCTCTTGTTCCACCATCACCGCGCAGTGTGGCCGGGGCTATGCCGTGTGCCTGGCAATAGCGGCGCATGGGGCGGTTGTACTCGCCGTTGTGCAGGCGTAGGCGCATTCCCGCAGGCGGTGCCTGGCTCACGGCCATGTTGTTGTCCATAGCCAGCCGCACCACCGCCTCCAATGCGCCGTATTCCTGTACGGCTATGTCGGCCAACGTCTGGCCGTCCCTTACCGTCGTCTCCATAATTTGCGTGCGAAAAGAATGAGAAACAATGCGAAGGCTATCCACCCCACGATGTCCATTACCGTACCGAGGGTTGGCCAAGCGGATTTCGAGTCCGTTACCTTTTCCTTCACATGTGTGCTAACACCCTTGTCGTGCGTTCTGTCGCGTGTGGCCGTGGCCGAATTGTCGGCATGGGTGTCGCGTGTGCGCTCGCTGGTGCGGTATCTCTCGGTGGCGATCACCCTGCCCGAACTGTCCTTCACCAGCACCACGCTGTCGCGGATGGTCACGCTGTCGCGCGTGGCGGTGACGTAGCGCAGCACCACGCTGTCGCGCAACACGAGCGAGTCGCGCTGGCGAACGTCCACCTCGCTGTTTCGGGTTATCGTCCGCGTCGTGCGGCACGAGGCCAGCAGCATGATTAATGCAAGTATATATAATAGGTGTCTCATTGCTCTCGGGGTTAAATGTCCTTATATTCTTTCTTTGCATCGAAACAGGGGCAGGCCTTGATGAACTCCCAGGGCTCAATGGTGCCGTTGTGATTCAGGTCTGGCGAGAAGTCACGATGCCCGCGTATCTCGGCGGCCGGATACTTCTTATGAAGCATGCCCAGCAGCTTGCGCAGGGCCTCTTTCTGTTCCGGCGTGCGCGTGTCGGCGTACTTGCCCTTGGCGTCCAGTCCGCCGATGTAGGCCACGTTGATGAGCATGCGGTTATAACCTCTCACGCCGTTGCTCACCTTCTCTTCGCTCAGCAGTTGGGTTATCTTGCCGTCAACATGGACCACATGGTGGTAACCAGGTGCCTTCCAGTCCAGCCTGGCGAACTCCATCATCAGTTCCTTGATGGTGGTTCGCTGCGAACCACCTGTGGCATGCACCACGATGTACTTAATTGTTCTCATGTCCTCTTCGCGTGTAATGTGTCCAATGCCTCTGCCACGTCTTCGGGCTTTACGTTCAGTTTGCTGGCTATCTCCCCTGCCAAGGCTTTCTTCAGTATCTTCAAGAAAGGCATGTTTGGGAAGCAGATGAGCATCGATGCCGACATGCTCCACAGTTCGACGAGAATGATGCCGATGCAGATGACGCTCGTTGTCAGCCCGCCGCTGATGCCCGCCAGCTTGTCTACCAGGATGAAAACGAAGACGGCAGTGCCGTATACGGCGAGTTTGGCGAAGGTGTCTCGCGCCAATTCGCTCAGTGCGAAGCGTTTTTGGAGAAGGCTCGCCGCGATGCCCCAAACGGCATCAAGCACTATGGCCATGACGGTGAAGCCCACCATTTTTTCATAGCCGACGATGAAGTTCATCACCACGAGGCCGACGAACATCAGCCAGCCCCACGCCGTGGAAAGCACTTCAAGAAGTTTGTTTAAAAAGTGTTCTATCATTGTTGTTTAATTTAATAATGTGCGTCTATCTCGATGCCTTTCGGCGTAATTCGTATGTTGTTCACTTTCTGGCGGTCCATCTCCAACTGTTCGCGTATGAGCGTGCGCCAATATAGCGGGTCGTGGTCCATGAGCATGTCGGCGATGCCGCAGCCCACCGAGGGGCGTTCCTTCAGTTCACCCTTGTTCAGTGCCAGTATGAGTGCCTGGTTCTGCCGCAGCGTGTCGCCAACTTGCAGCCCCGAGGTTATCTTACCTTGCTCGTCTCGCCTAACGCGGATAGCGGGGGTGAAATCCGTCAACTGTATGCCGTTCATTGCCTAATGCTTTATTGTCGTATCTTCGTAATCTCCTCGTTTAAGCTGCTGCGCAGTCTTGAGGGGCGGGCCAGTCGGCCCGTGAAAGCCCTGGTGTGTGTGACTATTGAACGCCTGTACCAGTTCGTTAATCTTTTGCGTTAGTTGCTCGACGTTTACCAGCCCGCCCAGCTTGCCGCCGTTTATCGTTATGCTCTCCGCGTGGTCGATGGCCAAGACAACGAGCTGTGTCAAGTCGCCCGACAGGCTGCCCACAATCACCGCCGTGCCCGCCTTGGGCGTTATCAGTATCTGCGCATCTGTTGCAGCCTCGGAGGCGCGTAGTCGCACGTCTGGTACGGCGATGCCGCCAATCTCCACTTCGCAGGTCAAACCGCTAACCTTACGCACGATGCCCTGCATCAGTGTGAGTTGGGCCTTGCCGGCTGCGTTGCGCACCAGTTGCGCCAGTTCCTTGTAGTTGTCCATATTGCGTTTAGCTTAACCTGAATCCAAGTTCTATCTTGCGCACCCCACCGTTTTCGGAGAACTCCGTGGTGACGGCTCGCACGTAATATGTGCCGTCCTTGTGCGGATAGTCGGCGTCGTGCAGCGTGGCCGTATCGCCCGGCACACATTGCGGCACGAGCCAAGTGGTAATGCTGCCGTCGTAACCGTCGAAACTGCGGCGGCGCACTTCGGCCTCGCCGCGCGCCTGCATTGAGGCGGTGTCCGAGGCATGGCATTTCACCTCCACCTTCTCGCCACCAGTGCTGCCCACTTCCACCTCCTTCACCTTGCCATCGGGCATCAAGGCCTTGACAACCACGCGCACCTTCTTGTCTTCGGCGCGCCGATAGGTGAGGTCGGTTTCTTCTACGTTGAGGGCGAAGTCGTATCGCCGCTCTGTACCCGTAACCTCGCCAGGGGGATGTACATGCAGCGTCTTGTCTTGCAGGTAGATGTCCGCGCCGCATTCCTCCTGCACCTTCTTCAGCACGTCGTAGCCCGTGGCGTCGTGGATGACGAACTTGGCGTAGGTCCAAGTGTATGAGCAGTTCACCTTGTAATCACGGCCAACGCCCTTTATTACGTGGCCTAGCAGGTCGGCCAGCGACACCTGTTTGAGAACCTCATTGGGGAGGTCTCGCCTGAAAGTAAAGAGGTCGTCCTCACAGAACAGTTTGATGTCGCCGCCATCTGTGGCTATGCGTTGCAGCCACCCGCGGAACTCCTCCACCAACCCCGTCTCCTTGTATCCGAACTTCACTGTCACGACATCGCCACGCCTTATGCGGCTCTCAACGTCAAGTGCCTGGTTGAGCTGCGCCGCCGGCAAAGTTATCTCGCACATGTCGGCCAAGAGCTCCACGCTCTTGTGGACGCTAACCGCGGCGAGCATGCCAAGCTTGTAATTGCCGATGGTGATGTCGTAGGCCATTGTGTACATGTGGAGAGTCCTTGAGTTGGTGAGTTTATGGGTTCATGAGCGCGTATTCGTTCGCGCCAAGCAACAGCTTGTATATGTCGTCGCTATATGCCCTGATGGAGTAATTCTGGTTGGCCTCGCCTGCGGTGAAGGGCATCTCCCAGCTCTCGATGACCAGGCGCGATATGCCGAACACCTCCAATAAGGGAGACAGGGCCGTGACGGAGGCCGCCTCGCAGAAGTTCTTGAGCCGGGCCACGTCGGCCGAAGGGTAGTGGCCGTCGGTGCCGATAAGCACGCCCTCGATGGTGATGTCGTAGTCGTCTTGCGCCCATCGCTCCTTTATCGAGCCGCGGATAACGCCCTTGTTCACTTGTCGCCGCTTGATGATGTGCCTGCCCGTGATGCTTACCATCGGCTCGAAAGGCAGCAGCCATTCTTGTGCGCCGGCTTCTTCGAGTTTCAGACTAAGCGGCATGGCCATTGGCAACCCCAGGGCGTTGGTCCGCACCAGGTCGGCCAGTTCGGCGTCGCTCATGGTGCGGATGGAGGAATAGTCGCCCTCATCAACCTGGCGGATGCCCGCATCGCGGAACAGCCAGTAGGTAGGTATTTTGCCGCCCGTTATGCGTAGGGCCATGTTTTCTAGTACGAAGCGTGTTATTGTGTTCATGTGTTGATGTGTTGATGTACTTACGAAACTACCCTCTGTCGGTGCTGGTGGCGATGGCCAGCGCGCGGTTCATGCTTTGCACGACGATGCGCTCCAGTTCGGCCGTGTCGGCCTTATCCGTCATGTGAACGTGCAAAGTGTCGAAGAACTTGGAGATGTTCATCGTAATACTGGTGGAGCGTCGGCCGCCTGTGGCGATCTCCTCTGCCGAGCGGCGGCCTTTCTTGCCTTTGGCTTTCTTGGCGTCGCCCTTGCCCGCGCCGAACACCACATCCCCGACCGCCGCACTGCCTTTTAGCCCTGGCGTGGAGAGAGCTGAGCGTTCGTTATTCTTCCCCTCCTTCTTCTTGTCCTTGGCGCGCTCTGCGGCCAGGTTCTTCTGAAACGTGCCGCCGATGCCGCGCACGGTGCCCACAGTGTTCTTCACCAGTTGTACCGCACTGTTCACGCCGGAGACGTTCTTCACGCCCTCTGCAAAGTCGGCTGCCGCGCCTTTGAAGTCGCCCGAGAACAGCTTGGAGAATGCTTTGGACAGCAGCCCTACGCCGCGGATAAGTTCCTTGATGCGGTCCACCACGTAGGTCTTAATCAAGTCGCCAAACTTGCGCCACACGTCCCACATGGTGATGAGAAATGCGCGGAAACCGGCGAACTTCGTCCAGCAGTAGGCTATGACGGCGATAAGCGCGGCCACACCCACGACGATAAGGCCTATGGGGTTGGCGGTCATCGCCACATTGAGCAGCCACTGTGCGGCCGTCCATATCTTTGTGGCGGCCGTCACCAGCGTGGTTATGGCCTGGTAGGCGGCCAGGGCCATCGTGTAGGTGCGGAAGACGGCCCATACCGTGAGCACCGCACCGCCCAACAACATGAACGCCGTGCGGAACCGCACCACGAACCCGATGCCTGCGGAGATGGCCGAGAAAACGGCCTGAAAGACGGCGAATACCTTGGGGATGGCTGCCGTTATCTTGTCCACAACCTCGGCGATGGGCGTATTAACGCTCTGCGATAGGTCTATCGCGCCCTGCTGCACGGTGTCCATCAGCGTGCTCCACTTGCCCGAGAGCGTCTGGCTCTGCTTATCCATCATGCCGTTGAACTTGCCGCCCGCCCCCGTGGCGTGGGCTATGGCTTGTTCCACATTCCGGTACGTTATCTGCCCCTTGGCCATTTTGTCCTTGAGCTTGTCTACGGATATGCCGGTCATCTGGGACAGCTCCTGGATTGGGTTGAACCCGGCGTTGATGAACTGCAACAGATCCTGCCCCATCAGGTAGCCGGTACTTGACACCTGACCCATCACCAGCGAGAGGGCCGACATTTTGTCCTTATCACCGCCCGATATGTCGCCCAGCTGGCGCAGCAGCGGCAGCACCTTGCCCGTCTCGACGCCGAAGTTGAGCATGGTCTGCGCAGACTTGGTGAGGTCCATCTTGCCGAAGGGCGAATGTGCGGCGAAGTCGTTGATCTGCCCAAGCATCTCGGCGGCCTTACGCTCGCTGCCCACCAGCGTGGTGAAGGCCACGTTCACGCTCTCCGCTTGCGCGCCCAGCCGAACCATCGCCCCGACGCCCGCGCCAATCATGGTGTAGGGGTTCATCAGGAACTGCATGCCGGGTATCGACATGAGCGCGCCCTTGAATCCGTCGAACGAGAAAGCCTTCCGCAAGCCGCGCCCGACAACCGATGCTTTTCGGTTGATGGCATCCAGCTGCTGTTCGGTCTGCCTGGCCACCGACACGACATTGCCCTTGTCGGCCTTGAGCTTGATGAGGAACTTCAATACATTATCCATCGCCTTTCGCTTTTGCTTCCGCTTTTCTAATCTCGCCTAGGTACTTGTACGTGTGGGCCCACTCCTCGTCCGAAAGCGTATCGGGGTCGAGGTGCAGGTAGTAGCGCATCACGGTGTTGAAGAAGAGGACGTCCACGCCGTCGGATATGTCCACGTCGGCATCCTCTAAAGCTTTTTTATCTCGGCCTCCTTAACCTCCAACACTTCTTGCATCTTCTGACTTGCTGCGAGGAAGAGATCGTCTCTTGTCTTGATTTCCTCATCGCCCGCCACCCAGAGCTGGTTTAGCATGACTTCGGTCATCTTGATGGGATCGGTCAACACGCTGACGTAGCTCAGGTTCTGGCGTGTGGGGCGGTGCAGTACACAGCTCTTGCCCTCGACGGTTATTTCGAAGAGTTCGCCGTGCTTGGCTTTCCACTCCTCTATCTGTTGTTTCGTATATTTCATAATCTCGGTGTTTGGTTTTACCCCTGTTTCTTATCGATGAAGACGAAGGGGATGGTCTTCTCTTGGAACTTGTCCCCCTGCTTCCACTCTGTGTTATCCTCTGTGAACTCCACGCCCACCAGTATGTCGGTGGAGATGGCGTCGCCGCGGGTGGGGTTGCCATACGCCACGACCACATCAAGCTGGGCGGCGAGGATGTCACCCTTGGCGGCTTCGCGCAGGGCGAGATACTCACTCTGTAACAGCGTTATCTCACCGCTATAGTCGTAGTTGCCGCTCTGCACAGCGTGCGGGCGGTTGCCCTTCGCATATAGCAGTTCCTTCTCTTTCTTGATGTTGTACTTGATGCCGCGGATGCCGGTAACGGGCCGTCCGCCCATTACTACGGAGATGTCCGCCCATTCGTATTCTCTGCTGTTGAACATAGCCTTTTAGTTTGAAGTGTGAGGTGAGTGGGCGCGATGCCCACCCACGAAATGTTACTTACCTGCCGTTTCAACCTGGAATCCCAACTTAACGTCCACATAGCGCGCGTATCCGAAGGGGCGCACTTTTAGCGTGAGTTCCACCTTCGACGTAGCCAGCACGTTCTGTTTTGGGTTGATGTAGGCCTTGCATCCCGCACCGTCGGCATCTGCGGAGAGTTCGCCCTGCGCTGTCATGGCGCGGTTAACGGCGTTCTCCATCATCTGCTGCCAAGCCATAATAATGCCGTGCTGCAACGTGCCGTCCTCGTTCACGGGGAGCTCGTCCAACATCAGGTCGAGCAGTGCGGCATAGGCGATGCGGTAGGCCTTGTCGATGGTACGCCGCGCGGTGATGTGGGCGTAGTCGTCGGTGGGAACGCACGCCAGACGGTCGTCGGTGAAAAAGTAGCCGGCCTTGCCCACGTACTTGCGCGGGGTGATGTAGCCCGCATCGTACAGGTCGCTAACGGCCGAGGCGTTCTCCTCCACGGGCTTCTCGCCGATGAACATGGCGATTGGCTTCAACGCGCCATCCTTGACGCGCCCGATGTTGCGCTGCACGGGTACGGAGGCCAGTCGCCCGGCCATTACGCCCACTGCCGCGCCCTCGGATGCCTTCACCGTATCGCCGATAAGCACGCCCACGCGGTTGTAGGCTTCGCCGTGCAGGTCTTTCACCGCACCGCCCTTGTAGCCGCGCCCCTCGATGACGATGAAGAGCGGGGCGTAGAGCTGCGTCGTGGCCCATTCGGCCAGCTGCTGCGCCTTGGGCAAGGCGGTGAAGAGGTCATCATCCAGCCCATTGGTGGTAAGGGTCGCCTCACGGCCGTCGCCGGCAACGAAGATGCCGCGCAACGCACCGTTCTGCGCAGTGACGAGTTCCTTGACAACGCCCGTTTCCTTGTCGAGCAGCTCGGTGAACGTCTTCGTCTTGCCCACAGGGAAGATGACGAGTTTCACGCCCTCTTCGGCCTCGGCATAGAACTCCTTCACGTGCTTATGCAGGCGGGGGTTGTTCTCGGCCGTCACGCCCAGCTTCGCCAGGTCGTCGAACGAGCGCAGCGTGTAGGCCTTGTCCAGTTCCAACGTCTTGGCCACGGCCGTCGCGCCGCACACCAGGGCGAACAGACCGTCGGGGCTTTCGCCCACGGTGCCCAGCTGGCCGTTGAGGAATTGTATCTTAATCCTAGGTAACATACGCCACTCCTTTCTTATTTAGCTGCCTCGGCCAAAAGGTAAATACCCTTCTTGTCATAACGGCGAACGGAACCGCCTGTGCGGAGCAAGAACGAATAGATGTCGCCATAATAAAGTGGATTGTTGGTAGAGTCGAACATCTTCACCTCGCCCATCGCACGGCTCACCGACTTGTCGTGCCAAGCCAGCGCAGCGGCCATCTCTCCCGCAACGGCTTCCTGGTCCCAACCCAAGAGGCTCTTGTCGGTCTTCACGCGCAGAACCTGGCTGCGTGTCATGACGTTCAAGCCCCAGAGCTTGCCGACTATGCCGCGCTGCACGTCGGCTGAGTTTTGGAACATCCACTTATCCGATTCCGAGAGATTTTCAAGCAGATCGGCGTACATGTACGCATCGAGCAGGATGTGGCGTCCCTCCTTTGGCACGTTGTCCGCGTCCATGCGTGTCATAATCTTCAGCAAGTCAGCCTTGGTGATGCACTTGCGCTTGCCTGTCGCGGTCTCCGAAGTGTGTGCTTCGCGCTCCGTCGTACCCGTAGTGAACAACACATTTTTTGAGGGAACCCCAAGACCCCAGCGTTCCAAAATGTTCTCTTCCGCAGCGTTCCGCAGCTGTTCGCGATCATTGCTGATTATCGAGCTGCGCTTGTCGTACGACAGCTCCACCGTGTCGATGTTCGGAATGTAGATAGGATCGGTGGTTAGCTCGTCAATCTCATATTCCAAGTCGTGGTCGGTTCGCTGGTTCACCGATGCTGGCTTCACCGTACGGTTCTTCTGAACCTTCGACGGCGCGCCGGCGTTGGGGATGATTACCTTATGCGCATGGACGAATGTGGAGTCGTCCACCGATTTTGAGGCGAAACTGTTGTCCGGATAAAAATTCTCGACAAGCGTAGTCTGCCAGATACTGATATTCAATGCCATTCTATTGCTGTTTTAATATTGTTATAATGTCGTCCTATTCCTTGTAGTCGAGGCCGAACTTCTCCTTGTACTTGGCCTTGAACGTCTCGAAGTCCGTATTGCGCAGCTCAGATAGCTTGCCGGCCTTGTCCAGCTCGTCCCAGCTTTTGCCGGCCAAGTTCGCAGGCGAACCGGTCTCATCCCGGAGTTCGTCTACTATGCGGCGGAAGGGACGTGCCTTCATGCTCGCAAGCAACTTCTCCGTGTTCTCGCGATCTGTCCTCATCAACGCCATGAAGGCTTCCTTCTGCTCGGCGGTGATGCGATGTTCGGCAATCGCCTTGTCGATGGTGGCGACAATTTCCTTGTCCTCAACGTCCTGCAATTTCTTCTTGTAGCCCTCAACGGCTTGCGCTAGGGCATCGGCCTTGGCGGCCTTGTTCTCCAATTCGCGAACGTGCGCGAGTACGGCATTCTCGTCTGCCAGGTTGGCGAACGAGGGGATGCCACTTTTCAAAGATTCTAATAATGCCATTTCATTCTCATTGTTTTGTGGCTGAACTTGCAGCCGGTTATTGAAATATGCGTACAGGTCGTCCGCCGTCTTGGCTTCCACCTGTTCGCCATCCATATCGTATATCCCGTCGATGAGTTTCATTTCCAAAGCCTCGTTGGCATTCAGCCAATGGTCCTTTTCGTCGAAATACTTCGCGAGTACCTCTTCCTTATCCATCCCGCACCGCCCGGCTATCATTGCCGCAAGGTCGCCTTGAAGAACTTCCATCTGTTCGGCCATGCTTCGAAGGTCGGATGCGTTGCCCCATGCGCCGCCGCTTACCGAATGCAACATCAGCTTGGCATAGGGCGACATGTACAAGGGCTTACCGCAAAGGGCGATAATGCCCGCGATGCTCGCCGCCACACCGTCAATATAGACCGTGATGTCCGCCTTGCTCGTGCGCAATGCATTATATATTGCGATGCCGCTGAATACGTCACCGCCGCGGCTGTTGATGCGCACGTCTATCTTGGAGTACTGTGACTGCAAGGCCATCAGTTCGGCCACCACGCGGCCGCTGTCCACGCGCTGCCCGTCGCCTACGTCACCATATAGCAGTATGGCAACCTCACCTTCACCAGGTATTATATTGAAGAATTTCTTTTGCACCGTATTTGATTTTTCGGCAAAATTAAACTGAAAAAACGAGCCCGAAAAATCGCGATTACGCCATAGGAAACTGAACGCACATCATTGCCGTTCAGCTAGATATGGCGAAAAGGCAATTTTATTCATTGGCGAAAAAGCAGGAAATTTGCAAATGCAAAAAGGAAAAGGAATGACAAGGACAAACATTGACAAGAAGGGCATCGCCAAGTCGCTGTACCTGGACGGGAATTATACACAAGAAGAAATTGCCGACAAGGTGGGCACCACGCGCCAGACGGTAAACCGCTGGGTGAAGGCGGAGAATTGGGACACGCTGAAAGCTTCCGTGGCCATCACCCCCGCACAGATAATCTCACAATGGAGCAGACAGATAATCGAGATTAACAACGCTATCGCCGCGCGCGATGATGGGCAACGTTATGCGACGCCCCCTGAGGCCGATGCGCTGGCCAAACTGGCTGGGGCGATCAAGAAACTTGAAGCCGACATCGGCGTGCCCGATTGTGTCTCCGTGGCCATGCGTTTCCTTTCATGGCTACGCCCGCTTGACATAGAAGCGGCAAAACAGTTCAACACACTCTTTGACGCGTTCATCAAGGACCAAGCAAACAGAGGTAAGGCATGAACAGGCTGTCGGACAAACAGGCATTGGAGATTTGGCGCAGGTATAACGAGGGCCTTGCCAAGGACATCGACGTCGACGAGAGTCTCTCACGTTACGACATCGATAAGAAGAGGGCGGAACTCGAGGCCGACCCCGTGGCGTGGATCATATACTTCTTCCCGACCTACGCCAAGTACGAGTTCGCCCCATTCCATATTAAGGCCATACGGCGCATCGTGGCCAATGACGAGTGGTACGAGGTGCTCTCCTGGAGCCGCGAGTTGGCGAAGTCCACCGTGGCGATGTTCGTGCTGATGTACCTAACGCTCACCAAACGCAAGCGGTTTGTGGCATTGGCTGCGGCCACCATCGATGCCGCCACACGCCTGCTTGCGCCCTATAAGGCCAACTTCGAGAAGAACGCGCGCTTGATGCAGTTTTATGGCAAGCAGGAAACCGTCGGCGCGTGGACCGATAAGGAGTTCACCTGCGCATGCGGGGCGAAGTTCATCGCCCTGGGTGCAGGCTCTGCGCCGCGTGGTATGCGCAACGAGGCCATCCGCCCAGACGTGCTGTACTTCGATGACTATGACACCGACGAGGACTGCCGAAACCCAGTAACACTAGATAAGAAGTGGCAATGGGCCGAACAGGCTTTGTACCCCACGCGCTCCATATCCGAGCCCACGCTGGTGCTTTGGTGTGGTAACATAATCGCCAAAGACTGCTGCATAACGCGCGCCGGCGCGCTCGCCAACAGTTGGGATGTGGTGAACATCCGTGATAGGCAAGGACGCAGCACCTGGCCGCAGAAGAATACCGAAGAGCAGATAGACCGCATTCTCTCGAAGATTTCGGCGCGCGCCCAGCAGGGCGAATATTTTAATAACCCCGTTTCCGAGGGCAAGATCTTCAAGAACCTGCCTTTCGGCAAGGTGCCGCCCTTGAAGAAGTTCCGCTTCCTGATAGGTTATGGCGACCCAGCCTATTCGGACAGCCGCAAGAAGGCAAGCAGCACCAAGGCTCTGTGGCTGGTGGGAAAGTACAAGGGCGTGTACTACGTGATAAAAGGTTTCCTGGCACGTGAGACCAACGCCAACTTCATAGGCTGGTACTTTGAATTGGACAAGTACGTTGGTGGAAAAACCAATGTGTATTGGTACATAGAGAACAACAAGCTGCAAGACCCGTTCTACCAGCAGGTGTTCAAGCCCCTGCTGCGCGACGAGTGCGCAGCGCGCAAGGTGCAGCTCTTCATTCGCGAGGACACGCGCAAGAAGACGGACAAGGCCACGCGCATTGAGGCCAACCTTGAGCCGCTCGACCGATTAGGTACATGGATATTCAACGAAGAAGAGAAGGACAACCCCCATATGCAGGAACTCATCAACCAGTCCAAACTCTTCGAACTAACTTTGCCTTACCCTGCAGACGGCCTTGACGCCGTGGAGGGTGCCGTTACCATGGTGGACCGCAAGACGGGCGAATTGGAACCCACCTACACCATCGCCCTTAACGACGAGGACATAAACAAGGACAACCCTTTTATTATATAGACGACATGAGCAACTTTATAGAGATTACCGACTATGACGCGAGCATCCACCGCGAGATTCTCGACAGCCTGCTGCGCCAAGGTACGGCCGACTACGACCCGCAGATCGTAGAAATATGCGAGGACCGCGCCGTAATGGAAATGCGGTCGTACCTCAATAAGAAGTACGACTGCGACAAGATATTCTTGGCGCAGGGCACAGAACGCCACGCGCTGGTGCTGATGTTCGCCCTGGATATAGCCATCTACCACATATTCTGCCAGCACAACCCTTATAAGATATCGAAGATAAGGCAGGACCGCTACGACCGGGCGGTGGAGTGGCTCAAGGGCGTGATGCGCGGAGACGTGACAATTGACGGTGCGCCACTGTTGCCCGCAGAGGAGATTGAGGACAAGAGTCGATGGCAAATAAAGGCGGACGAGGTGCGCCCCACGCTCTTATAAGGGTATGATAAAAAGAAATTAAAATATGAAGACATTAAAACAAAGGCGCGTCCAAGGTCGCCGAATCACGCAGGGCGGCATGCTCGCCAGCCCGGGCGGACGCCAGCCCGACGTGGTATTGCAGATGCCGGAGTTGTTCCACTTCAACCTGCAGCATTACATGAACGCCGTCACTTCCGCGCGCGGGATCGATTACAGCAACCGCGTGCGCCTCTACGACATGTACGAGAGTGCGAACTTCGACCTGCACCTTACTGGCGTGATGGCCAAACGTCTGCGCGGCGTGACGCAGATACCCATCGAATTTCAGCGCGAGGGGAAACCCGATGAGGAGATAAACAGGCAACTCCGCTCGCCCTGGTTCAAGGAACTTCGCAAGGAACTCATCCTCTCCGAGTTTTGGGGATTCACCCTCGTGCAGTTCCGGATGGAGGACGACGGCAATATCCGCTTCGACAGCATCAGCCGCAAGAACTACGACCCCATCCGTGGCTTGGTGCTTCGCCAGCAGGGCGACATCAGTGGTGTGCCCATCGAGAATTTTGAGTCCACGCTCTTCGTGGGCTCGGAGCGCGGACTGGGCATATTCGCCGAGATACTGCCCGCCGTGCTGTACAAGAAGGGCAACATGGGCGACTGGGCGCGTTTCTGCAACATTTTCGGCATGCCCATACGCGAGTACACTTACGACGCCGGCGACGAAGAGGCACGCCGCACGCTCATCCGCGAGGCGCGGCAGCAGGGCACCAACGCCGTCTACATCCATCCCAAGGACAGCGACCTGAACCTGATAGAGGCGGGAAACAAAACCGGCAGCAGCGAGCTGTATCGCACCTTTGCCGAATATTGGGACTCGAAGATTAGCATACGCGTGCTGGGCAACACCCTCACCACCGACGCCAAGGACACGGGTACGCAAGCCCTTGGCACGATTCACAAGGAGGAGGAAGACGAAATGAATGCCGACGACCGCGACTTCATCCTCGACATCCTCAATTATCAGATGCGCGACATCTTCGCCCAGCTGGGTTTCAACACCGACGGGGGCGAGTTCGTATACGCCAAGAAGGAGAAGGTGGACACCGCGCAACAGATTGACATAGTACAGAAACTATCCAACATGGGGCTGCCTATCGACGACGATTACCTATACGAGACTTTCGGCGTAGCCAAGCCCGAGAACTACAACGAGCTTAAAGCGAAGAAGGAAGAGGAGCGCGCAGCCCTGCGCGAGCGGCTGGCGCAAGAGCCCGAACCGCCGCGAGAACCCGAACGCAAAGCCCCAACGAACGCCCTGCACCGTTTTTTCGGCCTAGCCCCGACACCCATCGGGGCGGACAACGACTTCTAATTGACAACCTCTACTATGGTGGCGGGCAGTGCGCATGCCACGCGCATATCCATAACGCCGAAGGCGGCGTGGAGGTTTCGGCCGACCTGCTGGGCGACTTCCTGCACACCATTTACGAGGGGTTTGACACGTCAAAGGAGATCGAGCCGAAGATGTGGCGCGCGTTGCAACGCACCATGAACGAGGCGGCAGCCGAGGGCCTGGCACGCGGCGAATACCAACCGCGACACAACGACCGATTCCTTGATGCCATGCGCCACGGCAACGAAGTGTTCGCAGCGTTCAAGGTGCACGCTATGGGCAAGGCGATGGCCGACAAACTGCGGGATTCGAACGGCAATATTAAACCATTCGAACAATGGTCGAACGACGTTCGGACGATAGCCTCACACCATACGGGCGCGTGGCTGCGTACCGAATACAATACGGCCGTGTTGCGCGCGCACGCCGCGGCCGACTGGCAGGAGTTTGTTGAGAACAAGGACATATTCCCCAACCTGCGCTGGATGCCCACCACGTCGCCCAATGCCGAGGCCTCGCACCGCTCATATTGGGAAAAGAAACTCACCCTGCCAATCGAGCATCCGTTCTGGGAAAAGCACCATCCGCAAGACCGCTGGAACTGCAAATGCATGCTCGAGGCCACGGATGACCCCGCCACGCCTGCCAACGTGGTGGAGGACATGCCCACCCCGCAACCGCAGCGCGGACTCGACAACAACCCCGGCAAGGACGGCCATTTGATAAACGACACGCACCCGTACTTCCCCGAAAAGTGCGCTCAATGCCCATACTACAAGCCCCGAGGGGTTAAGAACCGCATGCGAGCAATGTTCGTGGCTCATAAGAAAGATTGCTTCAACTGCGAATATGTCAATGAAAAATTGCCGGATAGCAATAAACAACCAGAGGCATTGCGCGAAGCGCAAGTGCAAGCCTCAATCCACATCAAGGAATTTAAGGTTAAGCTTGATGCATACAAGGGGGCGAAACTGGAAGGCGAAGAATATACGACAGGTTCGCTCACCATCCTACGCAGGTCGCTAACGGACGTATACGAGCACAATAGAGAGGACGCAACACTGATGGAATGGCTCAAGCATTTTGAGATGGACAGCATTAAGGGGTGGAAGTATGAGGGATATGCCGAAAACAGGCCATATCCACCTGAACACCCTAAGTTTGACCCAAGCAACCCCGGGAAGAAAAAGCACCAAGAAACGCTCTATTTCACTTACTACTCATTAAACATCGGGGATAAGGAGTATTGGGCCAATGTGAAAGTGCACAAGGACTACGGAGAAGTGCTTTATACAATTGAAAGCACAAAGCCTAAAGACTTGAAGCGAGGAGTTAGGCAATAAAAAAGATGGTGGAATGCGCTAACCCGGGTCCAAAGCCCTTTGGGCACGTTTACCTCCGCCATCTTTCGTGCAAATATAACAATAAAGTCGAAGACTGCAAAATGTTTTAGACTATTTCTCACTCACAAGTAAGAAATCATCATGAACGCCAAGCAAATAGCCGACATCATCGCCCGAGCTCCACAGCAGGTGGAGCAGGCCATGCGCTCAGACATCCCCCGCAAGGCGGCCGTCATCGCCAAGAACCACTTTCGGCAGAACTTCCGCGACGGAGGTTTCACCAACGGCGGGCTGCACCCCTGGAAGAAGACAAGGCGACAGGATGCGGGATCGCCATACACCCCGCTGACCTCGGCCACCGATAACCTGATGCGCAGCATAGATGCAGTGGTCATGCCCGGCGCGGTGATGGTTACCAACCCACGGCCCTATGCCGCTATTCATAACGAGGGTGGAAACATTGGCATCACGCCCAAGATGCGGCGTTACGCCTGGCACATGATGTATTCTTTGGCCAACGTTAAGAAGGGCGAGAAGCTTCCCAAGGAGCTGCCGCCGATGGCGCAGGCGTGGCGCGCAATGGCTCTGACGAGAAAGACGGCCATACACATTCCGCGCCGTCAGTTCATCGGCCCGAGCCACGAACTCAACATTAAAATACGCAAGATGATACTAAACACACTAATAGAAATAGGAAATGGAATCGATTCTCGTTAACATGATAGATCACATAGCACGTGCCCTGCCTTGGGCACGCACCGTGGACGAAGACTACGGACAGTTGGAGGCACTGGACAACGAACAATTGGATATGTATCCACTGACATATCCCGCCGTCCTCATCGACATGCCCGGCACGGAATGGAACGACACAGGCGACATCGCACAGCGCGGAACATGCGAGGTACGCGTTCGCCTCATACTCGACTGCTACGACGACACCCACGCAGGCAGCCATACGACAGACCGCATCATGCAGCGCGAGGAAAAAAGAAAAGCCCTGCACGCGCTGTTGCAGGGCTATCGGCCATCGGGCGAGGGGGCGTTAATACGCACGCGCTCGCGCTTTTTCACGTTCAACCACGGCATCAAGGTGTACGAGGAGACTTATACCTGCGCCCTCTCGGAGGCTACTCGGGAAACAAGGACAATTGCCCGCACGGCTCTCTCCGTGCGGTTGAAGACCTGAACCCCTGCCGCCGGCTCTTCTCCACGGCCTTCCCGCCCACCGTGGCCCCATCCATCAGCATGCGGCGCACGATGCGCAGCGTGGTGGCCTCGGCCAAGAAGAACTCCTCGTTAGAGAGTTTCGCAATCGTATCGTCGAAACGAAGCCGCTTTACCTCGCTCCAATAGTAGAACCGTTCGAACAACTTGCGGTCGCGTTCCAATATAAGTTCCTTATTTCTCCCCCTTGCCATAATCGTTGTGCGCGTTAACAATAATATGCAAAATTACGGAAAAGTCCCCGTAACAACAAGCGTTGCGGGGACTTTTTTACATTCAGGTTACAATGCAGTTACATTCTGCAGAAACTAGGCTCAATCTTTCGCCAAACTCCAACATCGTCGCGGCGGTGGAAGTAGAAGTTCTGCGCGTTGCGTTGCACAACGTTACTTTCCTTGAACAATTGCATAATCTCGGCGTATTCGGCATCGAATCGTGTTTCGAGGTCGTACAGTTTCGATATGCTCTTATAATCGAGGTCGCCACTCTTGTTTCGTTCTAGCAACGTCATGGCAAGCTGGTACATCGGATCGTCCGTTCCCTTCTCGGTCTGCTGCACATAGCGTTTCAGGTAGTCCACCAAGCGTTCTGCTGCCATGTCGGCGCGCTCGTCAAAGCCCTTCACCTTGTTGGCGGCCACCGTCAGGCGGAAGTCTCCCACCGTCATGGTGAAGCCGTTCTGACTCTCGCTGCGCAGCTGCCCGTACTCGGCCATCACGTCGCGGAAGGCGCGGCTCTCGTTTTCCAGCCATTCACGGAACTCGGTAACGGCCGTCACCACATCGTTCAGCCGCGCCTGTACGTCTTGCGCAAACTTCTCGCGCAGCTCCTCGTAGGCCTGGCGGCGGTTATTCTTCTCCTCGTTAGCCTCGTTCTGCAGCGTGGCCAGCAATTCCTTCTTCTCCTCGGGCGAAAGGCCCTCAAGCATTTCCTTTTTCATTGTTCTTGTTGTTTTTGTTGTTAATCATAAAATTGTACTTCACTTTCAGTTTCGCAGGCCGTGGTCGTGGTGGCTGCGGTTGCGTGGCAGGCTCGGATGCCTTAAGCCCGCCCTTATTCAATATCGACCGCAACTTTGGCACTAACGCCTCCAATTCGTCCAACGACAACCTGCGGAATATCTTGCCTGCGATACGAGGATGCTGGCAAAAGGCATCAACGCAAGGCCATTTGGTGGTGTCCACGCCAAGCTGTTGCATCAGCTTGAGCACCGCGCTGCGCCGCTTTTTCAGCTCGCGTGTCGTGTCCTCGTCGTCCACCACCCGCTTCATGTCGCACAGCATCACGCGGTATTCGTCGGGGTGCATCTGCCCGAGGTGGTCGGTACGTCCCTTTGTGTATTGGAACACCAACGTTTCCTTGTCGGCATACGGCATGAGTTTGAGCAACGCATAAAACTTTCGATAGTTATACTCTGGCGGCATAGGCTTGTCCTCCTTAATTAGCGGCTACCGCCACGCCTGTTCTTCCATCCAGTCAGCATAGGCCTTGCGCGCCTGCGCCACGCTCTCGATCACGCTTTCCGTCAAGTCGATGGGCGCAAAGAGCGGCACGCCGTTAACGCCCACGTACATCACGCCGTTATGTTCTATCAAATGTATGGTCTTGCGCGCCTCACGGTCTATACGCTTCACGCGGCGCGCCTCCATTTCGCGGGCGCGGCCCTCAAGCCATGCTTGCAGGCGCACTTTCATTCTCTCGATAAATATTCTCATTGTCTTGCTCTGTTTTTAGTTCTGTATAATAATACTTGTCAACTCGTCTGCTGAAAATAGAACCTAATTCCCATCTTCTCTGCCCGCTGCTCCAGTGTTGCCGACCTGCGCGTGTCGGTGGTTATCGTGGCATCCGACGATGCGTGGGCCACCACGTAACCACGTTTGCGAAGCTCGTGGCGCAGGTATATTTTCGCTTTTGGCGCCTTAACCACGCGTAGGGCGGTTCTCTGTTCCAGCCCGAAGGCCACGCGGCGGCGTTCGGCCATCACCATGCGCTTGCGTGTCTCCGCGCTCCGTCGGTACATTTCGGAGAGAGCTTCCGCCGACAGTCGGTCCTTATTTCCCATGCCGGGCTTGAACCGGTAGGCCTTGCCGTATTTCAGAAGATTGGCCTTGCCTGCATTACCCTGCCCGCGGTTGGCTCGTACGGCGTGCTCGACGGCATTGGCCTGCATCGCGCGTGCGAACTCCGCACTCTTCTCCAAACCCATTCCGCGTGCCAGCCGCACGGCAGTTCGCCGCGACACCCCGAGGTAACGAGCCACCTCCTCGTTCTTCGTATGGGCGAAGTGCTCTTCCATCCATACCCGCTCCTCGTCCGTGAGCGTCATCTTGCCCCATCGTCCGCGTATCATGGCTCGTGCGTTTCAAACATCACCTCTATTCCGCAGCTGCTGGCCACGTCCAGCTCCAGCTTCGCGCCCTTGCTCAGTTCCCATCCGCGCAACATGTATATGCGGCCGCATTGCAGCAGCAGGCCGATGTCAACGCGCATGTGCCGCCGCCAGTCCTCGCTTTGGGGCAGGCCGTTGTCGAAAGGGTTAACGGGCGTGTAGCCCTCACTCCTCAGGTGCCGGGCGGCCGCGGCGAATGCCGCCTTGCGCTCGTCGATGTCGTGGTGCGCTATCGCACCGCTGATGTAAATCCGGTTGTTCATATTATCGTTATTTGTATGTAAAAGTTATATTCTCTCCTTAGCCGTTGCACCTGCACTATTGCGCTGATGTCCTCGCCTGCCGCGCATTCTATCGTGTGCTGCCTCGTGTCGACGCGGACGCCCTTCTTGCGCAACTTGTAGATGATGTTCGTCCTTCTCCTTGCCTTCTTCTTGTCCATAGCCGTTATATTTTAATGTTGTTGAAATCGTCTTGAAAATATCCCTATTCTCCCGAACCGGGATATTATTGCTACCTTTGTAGCGTTAAAAATCAAACATAATAATTATGAATAGTGATAATGTCGTTTACGAGCGGCTCGCCAGCGAGTACGCCAAAATCAAGTGTCCTGTCTGCGGCAAGTCGCCCAGGTTGGAAGTGTTGCCTTACGGCAATTTCAATTCCCTCTCTTGCGGGCATCAGGAGGTGGAGCTGCTCATACAGCAGACTGACCAAAGATGCGTTGCATCACTCAGCCCCGATAGGGCCCACACCATACGGCTTGTCCCACCATCTAAAAAATAGCATCATGTCGATGTTTATGTTCTCCTCCTGTGCCGGTAGGTCGGCGATAACCATTTCCAGGAATGCCTTCAGTTCGGAGGATGTCATTGTCTTGTCCTTCTCATACCGAAGAATGTGGCGTAGTATCTTTCCCATAATTCCATTATTTAATTGTTAATCCCATGTGTGCGCAGCATGGCTATTCACTCCCCTCTCCCCTTGGAGAGGGGCTGGGGGGGGGGCCGGGTGGGGGGGTGGTGGGGGGGTGTTGTGGGGGTGTGGGGGGG